CGCAGACGGTACTTGGGTTCAATGCGTTGACCCCAAAACCAAAAAAGCAACAGTGGTTTACCTCGAACCACGCATCATCGTTTCACCCTTCCCACTTGGGGAATAACAAGAAATAAGGAGTTCGAGGGGAAAGCGCTGCGAGTACCCTCCACCCACAAAAATGCCCTACTCTCAAAAAACAATCGACGAAATAGCAGACGCGCCAAAGACGCTGGGCAACCAGCTTGGCCGTTGGGCTATCCACCGCGACTTCTCCGTAGTGCGCGTATCTAAAGCGCTGGGCGTTTCACGTCAAACAGCTTACAACTGGTTCAAGGGTGGCGACATTTTCCCTGCCTACGAACAACGCGCTGAACTACTGTTGAAGATTCTCAAAGAAACAAAAACCGCTGACGAAGCGTGGAGAAAAATATGCAAGATTTACAACCTCGAAACTTGAGCAACAGCGAGTTGATTCGTTTGTCTGCGATTGCTATGGATTCTGAATACGGCATGTCCGTGGTGTGGCAGCGTGAATTGTTGCGCCGCTTCATTGCCCTCGCGCCCTTGGATGCGTTTCCAGCAAAAGACCCTGCACAAAAAGACCTGTTCATCTAACAATTCCCGAGGATTTCTATGAGTCCGCTTGACTTTCTAGCGGTGGTTTTGCCGACCCCGGGACATGGGTTCTATTGCGCGGCAGAGCTTAGTACAACAAAAAAGGAGCACATCTATGTTCAAGCCACTCAAGATTTTTATCCCCAAGTAGACGATTGGGTTGCGGCCAAGAAGAACGTCTTCTTCGCGCTGTCTACGTTTGAAGTTTCGGGCAAGCGCCAAGCAGCAAATGCACGCTTCATCAAAGCGTTGTTCATCGACATGGACGGCTACGCCAGCAAGAAACAAGCGGCGATTGCGCTGCACGCATTCTTGCAAGAGACTGGCCTTGGTGAACTAGGTATGCCTTGGATGGTCGGCTCCGGCGGTGGGCTGCATTGCTATTGGCCGTTTGAAGAAGCGGTGAGCATTGACGTTTGGAAGCCAATGGCGGAGAACTTCAAGAAGCTGTGCAAGCAAAAGAAACTCAACATCGACATGACCGTGACCGCAGACTCTGCCCGAGTGCTGCGCATCCCCGAGACATTCAACTTTAAAGAAAAATATCCAGAGCCGCGCCTTGTGTCGGTACTGGCCGAAGGCAGCGTGTTCAATTTCAAGGTGCTGCGTGACAGCATCCGCGAGTTGCTCGAAGAAGACAGCATCGCCCCAGCAGGCGAGGGCTTGGGTATGCGCCCAGACTTTGCCAAGAACCCACCCACGGCCACGGCAGTCAAGTTGTTTGAGAACAGCGAGACGCGCTTCAAGAACATTCTGCGCAAGACTATGGACGGCAAGGGGTGCTTGCAGTTGTCGCACTTCGTGGAGAACGCCACCGAAGAAGGAATGGAGCCGTTGTGGCGTGCGTGGTTGAGCATCGCCAAGCCCTGCTCGGATGGAGCCAAGGCCGCACTGTGGTTGACGCAACAGCACCCATACGACACCACGCGGATGCACCAGAAGCTGGGCGAGATCAAAGGCCCATACCCTTGCACAAAATTCGACAGCGAGAATCCGGGCGTTTGCAACGGGTGTCAGTTCTTTGGCAAGATTACAAACCCATTGGCGCTTGGACGCGAAACCAAAGTCGAGACGGGCGAAAAAGAAATCGAAGTTGAGTTGCCACAAGAAGACACGCAAGCGCCTGTTGAAGTGGTCAAGATTCTGCGCCCCACACCGCCTCGCGGCTACGGCTACGGTCAACGTGGCGGTATTTTTCTTGAGAAAGAAATGGAAGACGCTGAGGGCGTGATGGTCAAAAAGCCAATGATGCTCTTGCCCTACGATTTGTTCGTGGTGGATATCCTGCACCAAGGCCCCGACCACACCATCCACATGCTGGCGCTGCGCCCCAACGGAGCCGTCAACATAACCATGCCGCAAAAGGCCATCGTCAGCAAAGACGAAACGGTCAAATGCTTGGCATCCCAAAACATCATCGCCTCATTTGGCTCTGGCAACGACAAGAACTTGTGGGATTACGTCCGCGCTTGTGTCGAAGCCGCTAGTACAGGAAAAGTTGCTGTGAAAGTACCATCAAACTACGGCTGGCAAGAAGACAACACCATCGTCTATGCCGGCAAGATTTTCTCCAAAAACACACCGCCCGTCACCGTGCCCATGCCCGGCTTGGAAAACATTGTGGCCAACACCAAACCTACTGGCTCTTTGGCTGGCTGGGTTGACTTCGTGCAGTTGCTCATCAACAAGCGCATGTACACACACTTGGCCGTGCTGCTTGCCGGTGCTGGCGCACCGCTCATGAAGTTCACCGGTATCTACGGCATCACGTTCCACTGCGGCTCAACCGAGTCGGGCACGGGCAAGACGCTGGCGCTCGAAGCTGCGGCCTCTGTTTGGGGACACCCAACGCACTACCGCACAGGCAAGGGCACTTCACCTGTGGCCATGCAACAACGCCTTGGCTTGCTCAACAGCTTCCCACTCATCACAGATGAGGTGACGAGCAAGAACCGCAACAACTTCGAGTGGTTCCCAGAGTTCTTGTTGGACATGACCGAAGGCCGTGGCAAGGAGCGCATGGAGTCCGGCTCCAACAAAGAGCGCATCAACTTGTCTACGTGGATGACCAACGCGATCATGTCGTCAAACACCCATGCCATTGACAGCCTCACAGGTGGTCGTATGCACTCATCCGAAGGTGAGTTGCGCCGTTTGATCGAGTTCATCATGTCCGATGAGTTGTCGTGGGAGCCACACGAGATCGACACCATCAAGTCGCTGCAACAAAATTATGGCTACGTAGGTGAGCGTCTGGTGCAGTACTTCGTGGATAATGTTGAGCTTTTGCAAAAACTTGTGCCCGAGTCCGTGCGCTATGCGTACACCGAGTTCGGCGCTACAAACGATGAGCGCTTCTGGATGGCTGGCATCGCCACCATCATTGCTATTGGGTCAATCTTTGGCTCCAAGCACACAGGCATCATCAACTTCCCCATGAAAGAGATTATTGGTGTTATCAAGAAAACGATTGTTGCGGCACGCTCGAACGTGCGCTCAAGCGCGAGGTCGGCTGAGGATGTACTCAACTCATATACACGCGACAACTACGGCAGCTTTATCGTCATCAAGCACGTTGAAGGCGGCAAGATTTTGGCAGAGCTTGGGCACGGCGGGATGGTTGACCAGTCACTTACTCGCAACAAAATTATGGGCCGTGTTGAGCATGGGATGACCACCGACCACATTGACTACTACATCGAAGAGCAACTGCTCAAGGCGTACTGTTCATCAATGTCTTTCGGTTACGCCGATTTCAAGCGACAATTGGCACAACAATTCAGCGTCTCGCACATGCCCAAGAAGGACATGACGTCTAGAACCAAAGGCCCTCAAATGCGAGTGTCAGCGTTGAAGATCAGTCGTCGTATATCGGACATGGATGATGAAATTAAAAATACACTATCCTTGGGAGAAGACTGAAAAGGGGCAGGGATTCTTCATCCCTTGCCTTGACACCGATGCCGTGCGCGAAGAAGGTTTGAGAGCCGCAATCTCTCACAGAATGCTGGATGCTCGGGCTATGCCCGGCATCCGTGACGGCCTCATCGGGGTGTGGTTTTTTCGTAGACCCCACGGACATTAGAAGCGATTTGAATGCGCATTTTTTGGATTTCATCCAAGCGTGCGCGTTTCTCATCAGGCGTCAAGCTAGACGCTTTGATCGCCATTTCCGCTTTCTTTAGTTTGCCCATCGTCTCTTGCAAGTTGCCCGTCATTGTTTTAGTGGCAAGCATGTTGACGTTTTCTTGCAAGTACTGACGAGCTTCCGCACCGTTGCCCTCTTTGACCAACTGGTTGTAGGTCTTTTGCACTTCACGGGCGCGAGACATGTGATCGTACATATCGCTCACCATGCCGCCAGCATCTTCTGGTTGGAACGCAGCGCCAATAACCGGCATCTCCGACAGCTTCTTGGTTGGCGCAGGAACGCCATTGCCGGGGCTGGCCGCACTGATTGCTTGCGTGAAGGCGATGCCCATCGTGCCGGTGTATCCTCGAATCAGGTTCTCCAGTTTGATAGGTGAAGTACCTGTGATAGCACCAAGGCCTTTGGCCAACTCGGATGTGCTATCGCGGTAACGGAACTGGGCTTCGCGCTCTTGCTCGGCCTTGGACTCCAACTCGCGCCCTGTGAAGAACGAATGGTTGGTGGCGTTCTCAACCAAAGGTTTGACGCCTGCTGGCATGAATCCAGAAGTCGCGCCGGGGATGGTTTGAATGGCAATTGTCTTGAATGCCTTGTACGCATCTTCCGCGCCAGCATCGCTGGCCATCGAGTTAATGATTGCCTCGGGAATTGACTTGAAGATGTAACCGATTTCAAACGGCACAGGCACGCGCAGCGCCTCTTTCATGCCGGGCAAATGCACAAAGAAGTTGCCGTACTTCTCGTCAGGCTGTGCATTCTTGTACAGCGGGTCATCTTGCATCAGCATCGTGTAAGCAATGGCAGTACCGGCAAGCGCCGCGCCACGGCGGTACAACTTGCCTTGGATATCCAAGCGCTCGTTCATTGGCATCTTGCCTGTCATGGCGCGATACAGCACGTCCAAGCTTTGCAACTGGGCGTTGAAGAACGGAATCAATGTGGATGCCAAACGCACGCTGGGCGACATGCCCTTGCGGTTAAAGTTCATGGACTCCAAAGACATGAGCGTGGCTTCCATCTCAGACAGCCCTTGGCGAATGTAAGAGTCGTACTGGGCGCGGCGGGTCAGCGCATCGGCTTCCATTGCCACGGCTTCGGCCTTGGCCACCAGTTGAGACAAACCAATCTTGCCGGATTGGAACTCGCCCAAAATGCGCGTCAAGTCCTCGTTGCCGCCAGTGAACACCTGACCGCCCACAATACCGCGTGACTCCAGCGTGCCTTTGGTATCCATTTTCCCAATCTGTTTGATTGCCGCCATGACTGGCGTGAAGTCAGCGCCGGACGTCAGGGGCGCGGCCACCGAGTCACGGAAAATCTGACGAGCGGAATACAAAGGACTCACGGTCACTGCGCGGCGCAACAATGTTGCTGGCATGGCCATTGCGCGAACAAGCGCGGAGTTGTTGACCGGAATACCTTCCATGCCTTTGACCAACAAGTTTGAGGGGATGCCTGCGGCATCGGTGTCCACGCGCACGTACCGGTCTTGGCCGTCTTCGCGGAACTGAACCACGTTGGGGCCGCTGGCTTCGCCGCCGTAAAACGATGCAAGACCCAAACTTTGCAACTCAAACATTGCGTTCTTGGTGGCAATGTTGCGCAAGCCCATGTCCATAATCATGCTGGTGTTTTGCACCGAGCTTGTCAAGAAGTCAAAAATCTTCTGGTTGCCCCCAATCAACTCGCGCAGCTGGGGTTGGTCTTTCAAACTGCCCACGCGATACGTGCCTTCACCCCCAATAACCAATTCAGCCTCGCCGTTGCGATCTCGGTAGTACGGAATGTAGTCGTTGCTTTTGGAAAGCGAAGCGGCAGTCTCCTTAGAGATCACGCCCATGTCTTGCAGGAAGTTGACTAGGTTGCGGTTGTACTCGTTGTACTGGTTGCGTGCGTCTTCAAAAACATCATGCAGCTCTTTGTTGGCTTCGATTTTGCCCACTGCGTTCTTCAAGTCTTGTTCGGACACATCAAAGTTCAGCACGTCAGCACCCACACGCTCTGCGCGTTTGCCGGCCAAATAAAGCGTGAACAAGCGGTTTGCTGCCGCAGGGTTCATGCCCGGCGCTTTGCCCAAAGTCTTGGCAATGTTGGCGAGGTTTGCGCCCTTCTGACTTTCAATGACGTATTCCGTGCGACCATCAGCGCGTTTGATAGCTACTTTTTGTGGCACACCATTGGCTGCCGCCTGCTGCGTGAAAGACATTTTTTGGTCTGCCATGCGCAAGAAGAACATCATCTGAGTACCCTTGAGCGGGTCCATCATGGTTTGCGCAATCTTCTCCAGCGGTGCCAAACGATCTAGCCATTTGGTGCGAAAGTTCAGCCCAAGGTTGGCGTCAATTTGTTGCTGCATAGACGGCTTGTCGGCAATGATGCGTTCGGCCAGTCCCAGCTCGTCCTCAAACCCCTTGGCTGTCGGCGCTGCACGCGCCTTGACTTCGGCTTCAAGTTTGGCCGAGGGTTTGAAAATCTTGTCGATTGCGTCAGTAGCGGTTTTGAATGCGTCACTGCGAGTGTCCACGCCGAACATGCGCATGATGAACTGCTTGAGCTTGTCAAAAAATGACTCGCCTTCCACTTTGGTGCTGGCCAACTTGTCTTGCAGTTTGCTGTTAGACATGGCTTCAGCCACGAATTCTTCCAAGTCTTTCTTGGCGTACTCTTTGGCAAACGCAGGGTCTTCTTTGATTTGGTCATAGAGCTTTTGCAAGTCGTCACGGGCTTTGCGCTGTGTCGGGGTCAAGTCGGCGTTGTCGGCGCGAAGAACGCGCATGGTAGCCGCGTGAACCATTTCATGCACCAAATCTTCTTCGGTCATGTTTTGATCGTCCAGCGCGATCCGGTTTTCTGCGAGGTAGTACGCGCCGCCAGCAGGCTTGCCATCCACCATCAAGTCTTGTGTTGTACCAATTTTTGTGCGCATCAACAAAGGGCGCAGGCGTTCGGCCAAATCTTTCACAAATTGTGTAGACCCGTGCTCGGCCAGTTCGTCGGCCACATCCAGCATCCGGCCATCGCGGATAGCTTCGGTGGTTGTTTTGCGCAAATACGTCACTGGGGCGCTTTCGTATTCACCGCCGGCTTCGCGTGCCAATTCGTCTTTGCCGTACTTCTTTTTGCTTTTGGCCAGCTCTTTAGCGGCAGCAGCTTCTTGGGTGCTAATTTCTTTTTGAATTTTTGCGGCAGCATCTGTTCGTTTTTGTGCAGCATTGAGCTTGTTGGTCAACGCTTGCGGTACAGGTTTACCTTTTTCAGTCAAGAAATCTACACGGCGTTTGAACTCGGCTAATTCTGCGCGGCGAGCAATCAAAGTATCGGTAACAGCATCGGCGCGGCCAACAACGTCTTTGCGTTGCCCCGTTTGTTCGGTACGACCTGTGCGCACATGTTTTACGACCGGGCCTCGGCGTGCGGAAGGGAGTTCTGAAGGTAGGTTTTCTTTAGCATTTCTAGCGCGTGCTTGTTGAATTTGCGCTCTTTCAAAAGCTTCATCGGCTTCGGTGCGGTCTTTAATAGGCGTGCGAACCAAAGGCGCTTCGCTTTCAATACCGGCAAGCTCCAGCTCAACCCGCGCTTCGTTTTCTTTGGCAATTTGCAGTTTTGATTCTGCATTGCCCAGTTTAGTAATATTAGTTTCGGTCGGTTCAAGCTGCTTAAGCGCTTTGACGGCTTTCGTGTATTTGTTGACTTCGTTATTCCACGACCCCAGTTCGCGTTTCAAATCGTCTTTGTCTTCTTTGATCGCGCTGACATCACGTTGCACACGCTCACCTTCCAACCCCAGCCCTTCACGGCCACGTTGGATGGCCGCACGACGTTTTTCTTCGGCGGTGCGTTCTGCTTCCGGTTGACGGTTTTCTTCACGCGCTTTAGCGGCGGCATCTGCTTGTGCTTTTTGCGCGGCTTCGTTTTGCAGCGCAGCAAGTTCTGCTTGTGCTTTCTTGAAATCCTCTTCAGCTTTTACAGCGCGGTCAACAGCAGGTTTGGCCAAAGTCATTTGTGCAGCATTGGTGGCTTGCACAGCCGCAGTCAGTTCTTTGGCGGTAGCCAAACCTTCTTCGGCGCGTTTGAGCGCAACACGAATAGCTTTTTCTTGATTCAGCACCGCAGGAGCGCTAATCAAAATGGACATGTCTTCGGGTTCTTGCATCAAAGCATCGCGCATGGCGGTGACTTCGGCTTCGCGTTCACGCAAATCGTCCACTTGTTTTTGCCACGCAGCTTGCGCTTCTGTAGCTGCGGCAATGTCGGTCTGCATTTCTCGGTCAAACTCGTTTGAAACGGCCACAGTTTTTTGCAATTTTTTCAAGTTGCGTTCGTATGTGTTTTTTGCCGTTTCAACTTTGTTCTTTAACGTGGGCGCAGCTTTGCCAAAACCTTGCAATGCAGCCAAGTTGTCTTTGCGTTGTTTTTCAATTGCGTCGCGCAGCCCTTGAATGTTTTTAGAGTCCAACATTTTTTGGAAGTTAGACGGGGTAGCGCGTTGCGTTTGCACTTCGGCTTCGGGGCCAGCTTCGGGGAACAATTCGCGTTGAGGCTGGGCGCTGGTGCGTTGCAACTCCTCTGGGGTAGCACCGGGACGGGTCGCGCTGCGGCCTGCAGCCTCATGCGCTTTCATCATTTCGCCCAAGTCCCGCACAGCAAACTCATCAGGCAAGTTGCCTTCAACAACACGCTGCGCTTGTTCAGCGGCAAGCTTCACAAACTCTGGATCATTGTTGGTTTCTAAGCCGTCACGCAGTTGTTCAAGAAACTGTTTAGTAGCGGCATCAGTTTGTGCGCTGGCTTCTTTGCCTTTTTCTTGGCCAAACAACGTGGCCATGTCTGCCAACGACCCCACGCGAGCCGGAGCTTTTTCTGTAGTGGTTGGTACAGCGCGAGTACGGCCTTCACGCAGCGCCATCGTAATCATGTTGAGTGCGTGCTGCTTTGTATCGGTGGCCAGTCTAGGCTCATTGCGCAAGGTCAACTCGTCAGGCGCGGCAATCCGAGGGCCTGTTTTGGGAGGCGCAAGTTTTTCGGCCAGTGTTGACTGTTGTGTTTGGGCTTTACGAGTTGCGGCTTTGAACAAGTTTTGATACACCGCTTCGCGTGTAATGTTTTGTAAAGCTTTGACGCTGATCGCAGGATCTTCAAACTGCCCCCAGTTGTTGGTCAGCGTATTCAAACCTTCCAGCGCACGGGCGCGAGCTTCGGCGCGTTCCCAATCTTCCATTGGAGGCAAACCAAACGCTTTGCGACGCGCTTCAATTTCAGCCGCGTGCTGTGCCACATACTGCTCTTTGGCGTTGCTCAACAGCTCCGCACGTTTGCCGGGGAGCATAATTTTCTTGGACGCCAGTGTGCGAGCCATGCCCAGCAAGGTGTTGCGTTGCTCCGAAGCAAACTGGTCTGCCTCGGCTTCATTAACGCGGAGTTCTGGAAGTTTGCTGCGGCCAATAATTTCAGCGGCGTTTTTGCCGCCTTCCGTGCCAAGACCGCCTTCGGTTGGGATAGGGCGTGTTGCATCCAGTTGACGCTTGATCTCGCCTTGCAATGCTCGGTTGCCGGTCAGACGCGCAATAGCAAGTTGCGCTTGCAAGTCTTTGTAGTTCTGTTTCTTTTGGCCAAGACCCAAATACACATCGCCGGGATTGATCTGGCCGTTGGCCAAAGGCAAGGTTTGTGTCAGTTTGTCCGCAAGTTCTTCGTTGCGGCGGTCATTTTCAATGTCGCGGTTTGCCGTCAGGTATGGGTTTGGACGCTGGCCAATGCGTTGCAAGGCTTCGGCTTCTGGTTTGACTGCCGCTTGCGCTTGCACACCGGGTTGTTCTTTGGCAGCGGCCAGCAAATCTTCGGGCTTTTGCGTGAACATGCTACGCGCACGTTCTTGTGCAGTGCTAACTCGGGCAGCTTCGGCTTTGGCTGCGGCATCGGCACGCGCTTTGAGCTGCATTTTGATGCCGCCCAGCAACGCTTCGCTTTGTTTTGCCGTGACGCCGGGGATTTGCGTGCGGTTTTCCAACAGCGCTTGCGCTTGTTTGGGGTCTTGCATCAGATAGTCAAGGTAGTCCTTGATTTGCGGCGCGGCTTCGCGGTCTTTGGCCAACGCCATTTGTTGCGCGGCGTAGGTTTCGTGGGGTGCAGGAGGTGCGGGGTGCTGCGTGTAGTAGCCTGTTTCGTCCTCTTGAGGCGCGGCGGGGCGAACCTTCTTGGGCACAGTCGTCACGCCTTGCATTTGCTCCAGCGCATACTCCTCCGGCGACATGTCCTTGACGCGCTGGTATTCGGCAATAGCTGCTTGGCGGTTTTCGGCCTGTTGTGCGTACTTGCGCAAGTACTCTTCTTGATCTTTCTTTTGGCGTGCGGCTTCGGCTTTTTGTTGTTTGGTCAGCACGGCTGGCGCAGCAGGGCCTTCGGCCACTTCTTCTGGCGCAGGTTGGCGCAGGGTCGGCTCAGGAACTTCTTCTGCGGGTTGTTGTGCCGCAGGTGCTTGTACACCGGGCTGTTGCGTTGGTTGTCGAACAGGTGCGGGTTGCTGAATCTTTGCTGCACTGCGCTCAAACGCATGGCCGACAGGTGCTAGCGCACCGCCAAGAACCGCGCCGCCAAGGAAGTTGTCGTAATACTCTTGACGTGCTTCGGGGTCGTTGATGCTCAAACCTGCTTGCAGGCGTTCAAAGAACTGTTGGGCAGCTTCGGTCAAACCTTCTGCACCCATTGCTTTCAAGGTCGCACCACCGTAGCTAGCCAGCGTTTGGCTAAGTCCTTGTTTGGCAACTTGAGCGGCTTGTTGCTCGGTCAACTCGATGCCGGCTTTTCCTAGAATGCTGCGCACACCGGGAAGCATATGCAAAGAAAACACATCCAAAGCAGCTTGCGGCAAGGCAGCGGCAGCGGCGGAACCCAATGAAGCGTTCTGCAAAGACTTGTTCTCGTCCACTTGACGCGCCAAGTTAGTGCCTGTGAACTGGCCAAGAGACGCTAGTCCTGCACCAACTTCACCCGCACCAAGACCCAATGCACCAACAGCAGCAGCTTCGGGGGCAGCAGCTGCACCGATAAGCGGCGCGACCATGTAGGGCAAGGAACTTCCGGCCAGTTCTTTGAATTTTGTGAAAGGAGCTTGAGACCAGCTCTCAGTGGTTGGCGCAAAAACGTCTTTGCCGTGCTGCACCTGCTCTTCGTAATATTTTTGAGCAGCGTCTTGGTTCATCAAGCCGAGCTTGCCGGCAGTAAGTGCTGCCGAACCTTTGAGGCCTGCGATACCCGATTCAAGAGCAGGAACAAACCCTGTTTTGTCTTTGGCTTCCTCGGGCGCTGCACCCCCGCCAAAAGCATCGGGATATGCTTCCATTGCCTTGAGCCACACCTCTTTTGGATTTTGCCCGTCTTTAACCGGCAAAAATGAACCATCGGGTAGGGGCAGGTACTGGGGCATAAGAGCGTCTCAACTAGGGTGCCCCGGAACAACTCCGGGGCTGATAGGCAAATTATAGGGGTGCGCGAATGTTCGCACCAGCCCCGGGCAACCCCCCAAGCAAGTTGGGCATCGTGGCCATTTTTGCTTGGTTTGCAACCGCTGCATACAACTGCGGTTGAGATTGTTTCAAAAACTCCATCGAAGTGGGGTCTGAAATAAACTTGTCCACCATCGACTTCATCATGGCCGCATTGCCTGCTGCATCGCTTCGCGCTTGCAAAGTTGCCAGAGCTTCGGGGTTGTTTTTGAAATACTCCAAGTTTTGAATTTCTGGAGTAACACCGTAGTGCTGGGCAATAGCTTGTTTGTATGCCGTGTCTGCCGCTTCTTTTTTCGATTCTTGGCCATACTTCAAAGCGCCGATGCCTGCTTGCCCCAAATTGGTCAAGGCGTTGGGTGACTGACCGCCCATCAAACCCAAACCCAGCATGAGTAGCATTTCGTTTTTGTCCATGCCAGTAGTAGGCACGGCTTGTTGGGCTGGTGCGCTGGTTGTACCTGTCGGTTGCGTCGCGCCTTGGCCGGCATCGTAAAAACCGCTTGTTGTTCCCATGTTGGCTGTGGGTTGCGCATTTGTCCCGCCCAACAAAGAACCGATACCGGGCGCATTAGCTTCTGCGTTGACCAAATCAAACCCTTTGGCAGCATTGGCCACTTGCGCTTGACGGCTCATAATATCTCTAGGAGCTTGCGCAAGACCTTCTTCAACGCCCTGTGCAGTTTCAGAAGTCAGTTTGCCAGCGTTAACACCTTGCTCTGCGGCTTGGGCAGCGTCTTTGTCTGCTTGTAAATAGCGCAGTTGTTTGGCTTGTTCCGCCGCTTGACGTGTTGCAGCGGCTTCTGGGGCCAAGGCCTCAAGCCCTGCTTTTGCGGGGCCGGTAAGGCGTTGTGTGTCCGCAATCTGTTTGAGACGCGCCGCTTCCGCAATCGCTTCTTCGGTAGGCGCTAAAGCTTTAGAAGCAATACCCACACCTTTACCTACCGTGGAAACAGGGCTAGCCCAACCACCCAAAGCGTTGGCCGTATTTTCGACGTTGCTTGCAACGCCTTCCAATGAAGAAGGACTTTGGTAGTAATTTTTAATTGAGTCCCACATGCCATAATTTTTTACAGGCGTAGTAGCGGGTAGCTTTTTAAGCGACTCAACTTGTTCAGGCGTAAGCGCGGTGGGCACATCGTTGTCTTTTTTGAATCCAGTTGTGCTAGGAGCTGTTTGTGCCGTAGGCGTGCTTGGAACTTCCGCAGCTTGAGCGGTGCTGCCGGGCATGATTTTGTTCAAATACTGCGCGGTTTCTTTGGGCAAACTTGTGCGGTTCAGCGTGCCGTCGTTTTTGGCCAAGTGTTTGTTGACATGGCCTTGACCCCAGTTGTATGCGGCCAAAGCTTTTTCGTAGTCGCCGCCGTACTGGCTGCGCAGTTTGTTGAGATATTTGAAGCCGCCTTCCAGACTCTTTTCGGGATCATAACGGTCTTCGGGACTCATCCCCATTTCTTTGGCCGTATCAGGCATGAGTTGCGTCAAACCAGCGGCTCCTGCTTTGGATTCGGCTTTAGGGTTAAATTGCGATTCTTGACGCACCATCCGCATAGCGATGTTGGGGTCAATGCCGTATTTTTTGGCTTTGGCCAAGACCATTTCGGCCATATCACGGCTGAGACCACCTTCGTCAAAATGCTCCACAATCCCGCCACCCTTCATGCCTTCCAAGTTTTTGGCCGACAACGCGCCAATGCCCTGTTCTTCGGGCAGTTTGGTTTGAGGCTGTTGAGGTTGCGCTTGTTGCGGCATCCCTGCGGGAGCGCCCATTGGGGCGTAAGGCATCTGCGGCATAGCGCTTTGCGCCATTTGGCCAACGTCTTGTTGCACCACGGTAGGCGGCTTTTGTCCGGCCATCGCTGCTTGCGATTGGCTGCGCATTTGCTGGCGTGTTTGGCTCTCTTGAAACGCCAAGGGGAACACATAAGGGTCGTTCTGGTGCATCTGCGCGTACTGCGCCAGTTGCTGGTCGGACATGCCGCGCAAATCGGCAATGATATTTTGTGGAGCGATTGTCATGGGTATCCTTACATTTTCGACAAAGCCAAAGCGCCCAAACCGCCGGGACGCCTGTCTTTAACTTTGCCGCCCTTTTTCATCTTGTTCAGTGCATATGCGGTGGTGCCCAGCCCTGCCACTTGGGACAACAAGCTTGGGTTGCTGTAGACGTTCTGCGTTGTGGAACTCATAGGTAGCCCACTCAACATATTTTGCATGTAGCTCAACTGCTGGTATGGGTACTGCAGTTGGTTTTGAAAGTCTTGGTACTGCTGGTTGAGCACGTTTTGTTGCTGCTGCTGTTGCTGCCCACCCATCGCCGCTTGCTGGTTGATGATGTTTTGTTGAGCGCCCAAGTTCTGGCCAGCGATGTTGGCCGAGGTAGCGCCGGCATTGGCCGCGTTGTTGTAGCCTGCTTGTTGCGCACCAATACCCGCCAAGCCTGCTTGCGCACCTTGAATGCCCAAATTCGCCGCATTTTGCATGTTGGTTTGAGCGGTGTTGTAAGCGGTGTTGTAAGCGTTGCTGACAAGCTGGTTGGTAGCCAAGTCTTGGTTTTGTTGGTTCAAACCTTGCATCACCGCTTGCCGTCCGCCACCAAAAGCGCCTTGCTGTGTGGCTTGTCCTTGGTTCATGGCTTGTTGTTGGCCGTACTGCTGATTGAGCAGTTGCAACTGCGGCTGCAAAGAATTTTGCAAGTAAGGATTCATGAACGCGGCAACAGCGTTGGGGTTGGTGGCGTTTTGGCCGTAGCTCATACCCGCTTGTGCACCCATGTTGCCGTACATTCCGGCCATGCCTGTGGTTTGCAAATTACCAATGCCGCCCATTGCAGCCAAATTAGAACCTGTTTGATAGCCGCCGGGGGTTTGCAAATCCGAAGCCGAGTTAAACGCTTGGTTCTGTAACCCTGTGAAATCTGCTGTGCGTTGACCGCCGTAGGCTTGGTAAGGTTGAGACGTAACCGCTTGTGCTTGGCCAAGCATGTTTTGCACATAGGGCGCAGCGTAAGCGCTGATGCCGTTGTAACTGGTTTGAGTTTGGGTTGGGCTGGCTTGTTGTTGTTGACCGCCACCAAAGATTCCGCTCATAATTTAATCTCCATCAAAACGGCTTTTTCTTCAAGCCCAACTCGTCTGTACAAACGTGCCGCAGCTTCACGCGCTAGCACTTGAATTTGGGTTGCACCCATGTTGCGTGCAATATTTTTCACTTGGTCAAAAGCCTCTTGGCTAGCCAAACCTGTGCCTGCCGCAGACACAATACACGCTGTGCGTGCGCCGGGTCCGTTGCTAAATCCCAGAATGTAGGCTCCACAAATTTTTTCGTCTTCCATTGCCACAAGCAAAACAAAAGCGCCTGTGCTCAGAAAAGCTTCGGCGTGCTCCACGGTGCAGCTATCAGTGTGTGACAGTCCCCGAGCAATGAATGCCCGAACTTGCGGCAGCACTTGCGCCACCATTTCAACAGGGACGTACTGAATGTTCATGCTGGCATGTATTTTTCTGGGTTAATTTCTTTGCCCTGTTTGCTGTGGCCAGTGCGTGCTGTGCGCACACGATCCATCATTTTGTAAAGCTGCTTTGAACCCGCATCGGTTGAACCGTTGCCAAGGTGCGACACCACGTCCGCAGGAACCACAAACTCACCCTCGGCCAAACGTGCTGGTTGATGTTGTCCAATTTGCGCGGGGATGCTATCACTCATGCCGTCACCGGGGCCTTTGAGCATTTGACCGCCGTCGGAGTACGATCCAAGATTCGCCAACCCACCAGACGCTAAACCCATTGGGCCTTGGGCTACCGGAGTCTGCCACGCATCGGCAAAACCCATTGCTTGATTGTGCGCTTGGGGGTAGTTCATGTTTGCGCCGGTGGAATTCTGTGCAACAGCCATTGAAGTTGGCGTGCCGCCCATAGCGTAGCCGGGTACTTGACCGCCTTGCGCAGCGGTGTAGGTGTATGGCGTCTGCGCGGTGTATTGCGGGTTGAAGTACGTGCGTTCGCTCGTGTCTTGTCCGGGCTGGTAGTTCGCGCCAATCAAAGGGCGTGCGCCAGCTTGTGTCGGGTTAGGGTTTGACGACGAGTTGTACACGGGGTTGGCCGCGTAGGTGTAGGGGCGAATAGTGCCGGTATTGCCTTGCGATGAAAGTTGGTTTTGTGTGCCTAACGAATCAAGCAGTGCTGGCGCTGCGGCAGCGCCAATGGTTTTCCACCCGCCCAAGGCCCCGGCGGTGGGGTTATCCGCAAAAGCAGAAGCGCCTGCTTTCAATTTGTCAGCGGCGGACATAGTGCTTAAGTCTTGCCCACCCATAGCGCCGGCAGCTCCGCCCAAATTTTCTAAGCCGCTCGTAATACCTGCACCACCATACGCGCCAAGACCTGCCATTAAACCTTTGCCTAAATCGCCCGTGCGCAGCGCTTGGATGCCGCCAATACCCAAACCTGCCATCATTGGCGTAATTTCGGGGAAAGCAAACGTGGCAGCAGCACCCAGAACGGTGGGCAAAATGCTATCCAAGAAGCCTGCCTCGGGCAGACCTGTGTGGGGATTCTGTGTCAATGACCCACCGTGCTGCTGGGCAAGCGCTTGCAAGCCGGCCAGCTCTTTGGTAGACATGTGGACAAGCTGATCGTCAGGGCCACGACCGTGCTCTTGAAGGTGTTTTGCGACAGTGTGTAAGGTCATGATTTCATCTTCAAAACATTGGACGCACTCGTGTCAACATAAATGTCTCCACTGCGCAGGTTTGACAAGTCAGCTTGGGTGGCTGTGCTGGCAACGTATTGTGCCCGATTACTTGGGCTTGGTGCAGAAAAACTCAACGCAGAGACCACTTTTGTTGTGCCCACATCCTGCGCAGAAGCAACTTCCGGCGAGGGGTTATCCAGTTGGTTGAAGTACAAACGCAGCACGCTCAAAAGTTTGCGCATGTATTCTTGGCTGTACTCCGCAGGAGGGTCTAGCAAGCGGGGGGCAAGGGAATTTTTTGAAGCCATGTTTATCTCCGTCCATCGGGGCGAATGTCAAGACGAGGGATGCCAAGCTGCCACTGGACGCCCAAGCCTGTGGAACCAACAACAAGCGCCATTTGACGGCCTCTAGCGCGGATATACACCTGTTGTGTGTATTGTTGGATAAGGTACTGCGGTGTTTGGTAGTAGTTATTTGCACTTACCACTGCATCCACATTATCTGAACCATAGGCCGCACCGGGGTTTTGGCGAGGCAATAGCGTGAAGGTCATGACTGGATCATTTACTGCCGAACCGTCAAAGTTGACATCAGGAACCAAGCGCCATGCAAAACCAAAGTTGTTGCCTTCGCCAATGTCAAAGTCTGATGACTGGACGTAACAAGTAATGGGCGATGCGGGGGAAGTTGTCCCATCATCCACACCACTTTCGTGGTAGATCAGTTGGCCGTTGTAGCCTGTTGCAATAGGGAAATTACGTAGGGAGTTGTTGTCCCAAGCAGTGCGTTGCAAATTGCCGTAGTACCAAGTGGTATCTAAATAGTTGAAAATAACGTAGCGGTCAATGGTACTGTTTGGGTTTGACACGGTGCCCGTGCCGTTTGGTCCCGTGATGGATGGGTAGAACCACCATACTTCATTAAACCCGTTGTTGACACCTGCAAAGATTTCATACCCTTGCTGCAAGTTAATGTTGTTGTAAACGTAGTCACGCAGCGTGCAGGGCAGCACAGACATTGTGCCGTTGTACATATAAAACTTGTCCACGCCCATCCAATAGGTGGCGTTGTTGACTGTGGCTACTGCGTTGGGGCCAACAATAGAAATCGTATCTGCCAGCAACTGGAAACCCCAAACGTAGGGGGGGCCTAAATACTGCATGGAGTACATCGCCGTGTCAGTCAACACCAAAATCTCTTGGCGGGACTGAATCACCGTCACAATCGTTGACCCAAGAGACAGTGTGTAGCTGCCGGCTTGGTTTGTGACTTGAGGTGCCCACACAGAAAATGATTCTTGGTCTGACCAACGAATCAACATATTGTTTTGCACAGTGGATCCGTAATCGTTAACACCATAGGCGATCACAAAACGAGACGCATCAGACACCAACACGCCGTTTGCCACAGTTGGGCAGGACGTATCCACAGTCACATTGCCTGCTGTAGTGGTAATAACCGCACTAGGACCTAGTAGCTGGCCTCGATCAATCACGTTAGCATTGGCGTCCGTTGTCCAAATGTAGAGCGCACCACCACGGGGGTTGAACATCAGGTAATCGCCAAAGTTGTACTGCGTCCATGTGCGCAACTGCAAACCGATCGTAGACGGCGCGGATGTGCCCCAGCCTTCAAAAGATGCCGCATTTTGCACGGTAGCGCCGCTAAGGTGCGAGACAGCGATTGTGCCGTTTGTTCCGCGAGCGCATCCTGTAAGCGTGTTAGTGCTTACTCCGCTATATGTGATGAGTTCGTTATCTATGAGCACGGTGCCAGCAGTTGGAAAGCCCGTGGCCGATGTCAAGACAACGCTAGTAGCCGAGTCGGTCAATGCGCCGTTTAAAGTGGTCGTTGCCACGCCAGTTGTAACACCGCCCCAAGGACCTGCGCCCCAACCCGTGCCGTAGGTAAATACCGAATTACCTGTTGTGATTTGGAACGCAGCCGTAATCCCAGTACCCCCAAAACTAGACGTGCTGGTGTTGGCTACGACCGAAACTGTGATGGACAAGTTATTAGAGTCTACGTATGTAACTTGAAACTCGCTATTCAAAATGGTAGTCGTAACATTGCCAGAACCCGCAGATACGTTTGAAAACGTAACAAAGTCCCCTGTTTGAGCACCGTGCGCGGGAGCGTAGACGTTAACTGTTGAAGACGTGGCGGTTGTTGTAAAAGGGTTTGATAGCGCGTTGGAGTTAGCGGTAGAAAAAGTGATGCGAATTGGCGTAATGTCATTGAAATACCCGCCAGCAGAGCTTTGAATATAGTACTTAAGGTTTGTGCCTACCCCCAACAAGTTATAGCCTGTTGTCGTAATCCAGTTAAACAAAGACCGCGCAATACCCCAAAAAGCGCCGGCGGGAGGTGCTAAAGACCCAATCGCAACCGTACCCGTATCTAACGTCCAACCGCCAATTTTTTCAGGAAAGCCAGAACGAAAACGAATTTTGTCCGATGCGTACCAGCCGCCTTCGTTGGCTAGAGTAGTGCCTTCACGGTTTACGCCGGGGCGAAATTTCAGTTTGTTTAATGGCATGGCTGCATTTTCCCATTAAGTTGACAGCACATCAATAGCACGGTCGGTCAAAGCGATGCGTTCTTCCAAGCCGAAAGTTCCGCCATTGATGATCTTGGTGACAAGCATCCAATTCTCGGCTGCGGCGGCGGCATTCAAATGGTGTGTTGCCCAGAACCATCCCGCACTCATGGCCGCATATTTGGGCGTAACAAGCAGCTCTGGATGCGTAACCACATCAACCCCCACCGCTTGACCAAAGTGCCAGTAGTTGTCATGAAAAGTCAACTGGATACAGCCGCGCCCGTGGTACAGCCATCCCGCGCCAGAAGCTTCGTCCCCGTTGCCGCAACGCCCAGAGTACACCTTATTGGCAATTTTCTCCGGTTTGTGTGCGTATGCGTTGGCAATGTCGTCTGTGGGGAAGCGCTGCGGCCACAGTTTGCGCAGCGTCTCGGCTTTGTAGTTCAGATTCTCTTCAAGCGTCTTGAAATGGTTGCACTCATGGCTGCATTGTCCAATGAACGCGGCTTGCTGATCTACCGTGGCAATATCGAATTTAGCAAAAGTATCGTTGAGCGCTGGCACCCATTCAATGCCGATGCCCAGCCGTTGGAGTTGTTCAGCGTTTACCATTTACGAGCTTTCTCATGGTTTCGTATCGGTCGATGCAGGCGTTGAGTTGGACGATGGCGCTGTCGCCGTCGTCGGTGATGGAGACAAGAGAGTCCGCAAACGCTGGGTCAAGCTGGGCTGTTGTCGTTGAATCTCCGCCGGTAGAGGCGGAACACTCAGTTGGGGTGGCGACACGGACGAACAACCGCTGATTCCCAGAATGAACAGCGTCACGAAACTGTTTCTGAGCAGTGGTGAGTTTGTCTTGTGTTTTCTTGAGTTCTGCATCTGCTTGCTCCTTTGCGTCTTGCATTTCTTGGTTCTTATGGCCAATGACCACAGCGTCTTCGTTCTCTCTTTCTTTGTAGCCTTCATGATGGCCGTACTCAAATACGCCAGCCAAAGCCAACAGCAACCCTAGAATTAGCCAAGGATTAGGCATGGTCATTCCTTCGTAGTTTGGCGTGCAGCGGCAATCGCTTGGCGGTCTTCATCGGGTTCTAAATAGTGCGGGGGATTGACGGGTGTCGTGCCCGGCGTCCACGCAGTCATTTGAACTTCTTGCACAGGCGGTGCAACGTAGGCCGGCGCATTATTTTTGGCCGCAGCCATCATATTAGAAGCCTCAGTCACTGCGCCTTTGGTCAAGATGCCGCCCACGCCGCCAACAATCAACAGCACAATGTCGTTGAGCATCTTGGTATAGGCTTGGTCAATTGGAGCCATCGCTTTGATAGGCTGGGTCACAAAAGTCACCGAATACAGCAGTGCAAAAACGATGAACACCAAAATGAGTGTGACCATCACGATCACAAAAGCCCGAACCCGGACTTCAATCTCATCGGCACTGAGACGCGGCTGGTTGCTGGCTAGAAGCTTGAGCAGGATTTCCTTCACTTTTCTTCTCCAAAACAGGGGCCACCAGATACTCGGGGCAAGTTTGTGTGAATTCACACATGGGTTTTTGGCACTGCTTGTCAGCAAAGTGCGTGGGATCTTGGCAAGTGTAACGGTAGCGGTCTTCGCAGCCAACCAGTAACAAAGCCAGCAAAATCGCGTATTTCATTCTTTGTCCTTTTTAGCTTGTTCAATTTCCCGCTGGGCCTGTTGCAGCTTGCGCAGGGTGTGCTCCATTGCCATTTCAGCCACATACGCCCTATACCAAACGTACCCCGCCGCCGGAATCAATAACGCAAACAAGAGCACCAGCAAAATTAAAATGGCGTGAAACCCCGAGTCGCTAGACGCACTGTAAGCATCAAGCCCCACATCCACGCCGCCAGCCCCACCAGAGTTACCCCTAGCGCCAGACGCATTGATCGACGTTGACGGATTGCCTCGCGTAGCCACCTTGCTTCATTCCTTTTGCGGATGTGCTCGCGCCGAGCAAATTCCTGTTCGTCAATGATGCGTTCATACATCTTGAGAAACCTTGTGTATATGTCCTTCAACTCAGGGGGCGCATACACCATTGCCTCTCGGATCTCGACGCTCAAGTTCTCCAGTTGCAGCTCAACAAGTGAGCGCTCCATTGCTTTTTTAGCGACGTTTTGGTCTGGATCGTAGACTGTAACTGATGTTTCTTCCAAGTCCGCGTAGTAGTTCTTGAGCTTTTGGTGGATGTCAAAGAACTCCCCCATCTTCTGGCCAATGTCAACAATGAGTTGGGTCTGCAGTTCTTCGGGGTCTTGGGATGCACGAGTCTTTTTAACGGGCACAGAAGCTGCGGCGGCAAGCTGGACGACTGGCGCACTCGCACTTTTGATTCCCAATATCCCTTTAACCCACCCCCAAAATCCTGTGAGTTCCTTGGCAACAGCTTTAACGTCGCCAACAGTGCGCTCCACACCTTTTTTAAACTCTTCAATGGCCATGCGGCCTTCGTGCAGTTGGTCGCACCCAGCCTTGATCTGTTTGACCAGAGTGACTGCACCAAAGAGAAGGGTGATTGGGTCCACATCTTAGGTTTTGATGATGAAGTAAATGCCCAAATATGGAGAAATTGTATTCATCGCACTATTTGTGGTGGAGTTGTTGCCAACCGTGATGCCGGTTGTCGCGGTGCTTGTGTTGTCTGTATATGTGCTTGTAAAACAAGGTGTCGAGCTGCCCGATTGAGGAGCCGCATTGTAAGCATGTGCGTATGTGTGGTTGTGGCCCGGGTCTGTCACAGGGTGGGTGTGAGCAGGGAGGTTGTTTGCCACAATCGTTGTTGTTGCCGAACCACCGGTAGCGCCAACAGACGCAGCAGTAGACCCAACACCAATTGGCATACGGTCTGCATAGTTTGGCAAGTTGAACGTGGTTAACCCATCGCCCGAACCGAAAGTTGTTCCAACAATTGCAAACAAAGCTGCATAGGTTGTACGAGAAATAGCTGAGCCGTTACAGAGCAAATATCCACTAGGAGCCGAAGAAGTCGGCCACATGTTGATCGTGCCGGT